TTACGCCAGAAGAAGCTGATGAGTGGCTCAGTGATATGCTGCACACATTAGAAGGGCATGATGTTAACGTCATAGGCACAATAATGTTTATGCTCGAAGACCTGACAGAATTTATTACTCAGAACGAACTTATGAAAAAACAATTCTTAAAGTTTTTGGATGAAAAAAATAAAGGCGAAGAGTTATTGCATTGAAGTCAAAGGTTAGTCTTTATTGCGCTCTCTTTCCTCTCGCTCTAGGAAGTCTTCTATTCCTCCACCAAAGAAATTATAGTACATGTCTCCGACACCAGGGAATTTTCTAAAATTCTTTTTATCAATAGCAGACCAATCATAGCCTTCTTCGCTTAGTTCGGTTATTGCCCGTCCTTGATCTTCTACGAAATCTGATACAGAAAGAATTGCTGGTGATACCATGCTAGTTATGGCATCACTAAGTCTTAAATCTTCAATTTGTTCTAGGTTATACTTGGAAGACCCCATCATTGATAGCGCATAATTTGTAAAATGATCAGGAATTCTATCTATCTCAAATCCTCTTCCTTTGGCAGCGTTCCTGGCTTCTTGTACTATAGACTGCCCACCTCCAACTATCAGACCATAAGCTACGGCGTTCTTTCCTGCTGTTTTGTAATTGCCTTTCCTTGCTTCATCAAAAACACTGTCATTTAATAGCTGTATCTGTTTTAAAGTAAAAGATTTTAACTGATAAAATATTCTTCCATTTGGTGCGGCTAAATAACCTTGGGGCATGTCACTAAGAGAAATGGGTTGTGATCCAGACAATTCATTCCACAATAATAACTTGGTATTTTCGGTTACTTTTCCTGCTTTTAAATCATTTACCAGACTATCAAATTCATCTCCAAATGTTTTGCCCCATTCTTCTTTGAATTTCTTTAATCCTTTCTCAGACTTTACTAGCCTAGTTGCTTTATTCCAAGCTCCTTGCAACAATGAATTTTTTCCAAAGCGATCTACTGCTCTAAACCCACTATACTTAAACAGTGTATCTTGCATTGCCTTGCTGAAACCTTTGACATCCGATAAATCTGTAGCTACATAATTGGCTAAACCAAAATCGTTTACATTTTGTACATTTTTTCCAAGAATAGTTTGCAGCATTGCTTTCCCACCATCGCCCCCGTATCGATAAATATTAGTAAGTTGATCTGCAAACTGAATAAAAGCAGCAAAGGGATTACCAAGAAGCAGGCTGCTGGCAAATGATCGCAAATGCTGCAACCAACCCCATGGGGATTTTTCTCCCGCATTAAATCTCATGTTCAAAATTTCAGCTAATTCAGTTGGGTCACCTGTGAAGTTTCCTTCTGCTTGCAGTTTTCTAGTTAACTTACCAATGCTGCTAGAAATATTAAACTTTTCTCTATTCCCAACTTTGGCGTTAACACCCTTAAAGAATTTATATTTTTCTACATGATTAATGGTTTGATTTATATACCTTTCTAAAGCGGCAGGCGCGGTATCAGAATAAAATTGCAGAAGATCATCATTTAAAGTTTCTAAAATTCTTTGTTTCCCAGAATTAAATCCACCAACAGCAGAACTTCCAACGGGTCTTTCAAATAAATTTGTAAATACTGCGTCTTTTTGAGCTTCAGTTAAATCATCTACTGATTTTTCTAATCTTGCTGCCTCTTTTTTTAAAGCTGCTTTAAACATTGGTTCTTGCTTGCTACCTAAAGCTTGTAACAGTCCTTGACGATCAATCTTACCCCTTGGAAAATGACCCGTAAGATATTTTAAACCATCATTAAACGCATCGTCAGCATACATGTGCATGTCATTTAACACTGCTTTAGTTTGCTCCATTGTTTCTTTAACAGTCATTACATATTTGTTTTGGCCGTCATTTACAACAAACGATCCTTTGCCTGTTTTGCCCGTAGGAATTATTCCTTTAGTAGTAATCGAAGTAATTCCTGCGTCTTCTGCAAGCTTGGTAGCCCCAGGCCAATCTTTATTCTTTAATCTCTTTGTAACTTCTTCCTGAACATCTTTCGACAATTTTCCAAACATTATCTGAAATGGTCTGATTCTTTGCATCATTTCTGCGGATTTAATAGATGAATTTTTTTCAAATCTTTGCAATCTACCCGCAATCTCAGGACTGTATTGTTTAACCTTTCTAATAGTGGTTGTGATAAGTTTGCGCTTTATATCATTATTGACTGCCCCAGCAGAATTTAATGCTGCTTTGGCTTCCAAGACAGCTTTATTTACTTCTTGATCCCACGGCATATCTATTTTAGTATTTGAGTTAATTACTGCTTCTTCTACCTCATCTCCAGTCAAGCCCAATCTTTTAGATGCTGCCAATAGCAAACCTTCGTCATCTACAATTCCTTCTGCTCTAACCTCCATCATTTTGCTATTAATAGCGTCCATAGTTTCTTCTGCTGTAGCAAATTTTTTTGGATTGCGTTTAGCATTTATTCTAGTTTTTAATTTATTTAGCGCAGGTGATACTTGTTTAGATACTATTGGGGCTGCTGTTCTTCCTGCTTTAACTAACGCTGGAGTTAATACAGCACCGCCAAGGCCATAAGCTGTAGTTGTTACCGGATTAATTTTGCCTTCTTCTGCTAAACCTCTAACAGCCTCATAACTGCTTCCAATTAATCCCCCTATTGCAGCCATTGCTTTATAGCCTTTTCCAACAGGAGAAAGGGTTGTTGGGTCTACTAACGCAGCGGATAGTGCGCCTACAAAACCTGGCGCACCTGTGGACGCGCCTGCTTCTGCAAGTTGAGTCAGCTTAGGATAGTTTTTGACTTGATTTTGATACCGTACCTCTTGGATTCTTTCTCTTCTTTGATCTTGATTTAAATCCATAAAGTCATTGCCATACAGTTCCGTAGGCGATGCGTAGAGTCCTTTACCCTCAGTATTAAACAAATCTATTCTGCCAATTGGCATCCAGGCTTCAAGAGCAATGTCAGCATTTTCCGAAAACGATTCTGTAGTGCTAAATTCATATTTTAATTTTTCAAGCGCACTGAAACCATCCATCTGTTCTTGATTAAATGCATCAATTTGTTCTTGAGTTTGTTGCAATGGCTGCTCGGCTTCTTCTGTAACAGCTTGCGACTGTGCAGTAGAGGCAGAATTATTTCTAGCATAAGCAATAATTTCTTCATCAGTAGCACCTTCTGGATGAGTAACAGTTATTATTTCACCAGAGGGAGATGTAACTTGAGTTTCAGCCATTATTTAATACTCCAACCATCGGTGTCTGCTTCTTCTTTTTCTTCTGTCACAAACGATTCTGATGGCAGCAATCCTGCGGAAAGTATTGTTCCTAACATTTCTTTTAATTTATCTTGCTCTTCTGAGGTTTCTGCGTCATCTATTTTTTGAAACTCTTGTCTTAATCTAGCAATGCTTATAACGTAACTTTCGTTATTTCGTTCACTATAATTATGCAGCATATCAACAAGGGCATTTTTCCCTGCGGTGGAATCGTCTGCTATTATGTCAAATATTTTATACTTTTTAAATAAAGGCTCATTCTCTACCGCTCTTCTTAAATTTCTTTCTTTTCTCTCAGTAAGATTAGGAACCTCTCTTTCTGTTCTGCTTGCAGTTCTTGCACTTTCGCCAATTACTTGCAGCTGTTCGCCAGTTTTTTTGTTAAAAGTCATAATCATATTTTTGCCAGTTTTGTCATCAAAAACTGTATATACGCCTATGTCTATATCTAAACCATTTTTAAAATTATTTTCAATTAAACGCAATTCATTTAATGGAATAAAAGAATCTGCATCCTGCAATATACTAAGATAAGGATTCTCTGGATCGCGCTCTAACATTTCTTCAGCAAGACTTTCTTTAAGAATATTGGAAGAATTAATTTCTTGCTCTCTATCTGCTTGTGTTTGCAGTCTATCACTTAGATTGTTATTAAAAGTTGTAATGCTATTATCAAATAATTGTTTATTTCTTATTTGATCTTCGGTTCTCCATTCAAAAGATGTTTCTTCTCTTTCTGCTGCTTCTATGGCTCTTTCTTCACTCCTTCTTGCTCTGGCATCAGACTCATCTTGCCTTCTAAAAGTTCTTGCTTTGTCTGATAGCTCTACACGCATCTCACTCGCGGCCTGACGTAAAGCCGCCGCTCTAACAGGGTCAACATTTTGCAAACCTTGAGCTGCTTGTAACAAACCTTCTGGTGTAGATGCATCTATTTGCCCTATCTTTTCTGCCATCTTTTCAGAATCAGTCCTGGGATCGATCCCAAACATAGGCTGTACTGCCCTGCGAATGTCTTCGTTACGCTGTACGCCTAGCTGACCTGCCATTTGAGCAAGAGGAGCTAATGCTCTAGCCCGGCCTGTAAGACCTGATGCTAATAGCTGGCCTTGAGCCATGCCTTGTCGTAAAAGTTTTTCTTGGCGTTGCTCAGGAGTATCAATGATATCTGCAAACAACGTGCTTATATTTATAGCCATTTTATACTCCTAATCAAAAATTGATGTTGCTTTATTTAAAGTATTGGAAATGTTGCCTAACGCCCCACCGAATTCAAACTTTCCTGTTTGAGGGTTAATGCTAATAGTAGCTCCTCCTGAAGAAGAATCTTTAGTTTGCTCACCTTTTAACAGATCAAACAGCCCTTGGAACTGCTGCTGACGTAGCGCATTAGCGAGTGCTGAGTAACCAAGCTGTGCTTCTAAAGTAGACTCTGCTAGTCCTGTTCCCAATCCCAAACCTGTGCTTTGTAAAGCTGACCCTAGTCTTGCAGCTTCTAATGATGGCTGCAAATTAGCCAAGAGCTGTTGCTGTCCTTGATACGCCCCTGGAATAGCTTGTAGCCCTAAGTCACCAGCCAAGCCCATTCTACCTCGTAGCTCTCCTAGTCCTGCTAATGTTTGCTGCGATGTTAAAGCTTGTTCTGCTCTTGCTTGCTCCATAGCTGTTAAAGCTGATCCAGCTTGCTGTTCTTGAATAGCTTTTTCTAATGCTAAAGCTTCAGGAGTTCCTCCAAACATACTGGTTCGGACTCCTGTTCTGCCTTGACCGTATAACCGCTCTTCTAATCCTAGACGTTGCCGCTCTTGTTCAGGTGCTTGCAGGGCTGTGAGATTGCCCATAATCTCCTGCTCTCGCGTAGCTCTTGCCGCAGGGTCTTGAGTCAGCATATTAATAAGTGCTGTTTGCTCTTGCTCTCTTTGCGCTGGATCACTTAGCATCCCAAAGGCTTGAGAGCTAAACCCTAGCAATCGATTTTGCAAGGCTTGCTCTTCAGGGCTTAACGTAGCAGTTAACCCGCCAGTAGCCCCTATAGAGGCTTGGCTCCCTGTAGGAGTAGTAACACCGAATGGCTTGAACTGAGATTGGCGGCTAATCTCACCCATTAATCCGCCAGTAGCTGCAACAGGAGGCATATCGCCATATACTGTTTTGACATCGCGCTCACCAGCTTTTTCAATATCTCTAATTGCTTTTTCTTGAGCTGCTGCGCTACCTATAGCAGAGAGTAAACCTCCTGTAGTGCCGCCAATTAAACCGTCATACCAGGCCATTAGTAAGTACCTCCATCAATAGTTCCAAACGTAGACGTACCACTCACCGTTAGGTTAGCTGCGGTTACTGTTCCTGTGAATGTAGGAGATGCAGAGTTTGATTTACTGTTTACTGCTACAGCAATTGCATCGTACTCAGCCCCTACCTCAACACCTTTAATTACTTTAGCGGGATTACCGCTAACCATAGCGTCTTTGGCAGCGAAGTTCGTGATCTTCGTGTAGTTAGACATTACACAATCCTTCCCATTAGGGCTTGAATATTAATTTCTTGCAAGGCAATTGTCTTGCCATCAACTGTAGTTTCTACGCCAACGGCTACTACTGTACCCTGTCCTGACGTATTAATTTTCTTTCGTTTTATTAAAGAAATGGAAGAAGAATACTCCGCTGTCGTATTAAATTCAGAGATATTGTATTGTCCCACATTAGATGCTGGCAAAGTATACGCTTGTTTCTTGTATGCGCCTGAATAGTCGTATGCCCAGTTCAACACAACAGTAGATTCTGCTCCATCAAAGGTAGTTAAGTTAATCTTTTTTAAGAATTTTAAATTAGCCGTGTCACCAAAGCTCAAAGGATGACTAAAATAACTTAATAAATAGCTGCTAGTCCCATCATTAAAGCCTGTGTATTGAGCCAGACCTGCACTGTTGCCAATGTATAAATCTTCAACAGCAGTATTAGCAAAGATTAATGGGTTAATATGCGACCAAGTAGTCGCCCTGTAGCTACCATCTTGTAATGGGAAACGTGTATCAAAACAATACACTACAGCTAATTCTTGAAAGTTCAGCAACACAAACGCCTCACGCGGAGAGTAGTGCATGCTGATATTCCCTGTCTCTGCCGCAAAGAGGGATTTAATATCATTGTTTACATTCTTAGATATATCACCAATTGGTGCTGACTTCTCTTGAATTGTTCTAGCTAGGCTACGAACACCAGAATCATCTAAGAATATTAAGTCTTTACCAGTAGATACTACGGCATCTCTGGAAACACAGCCCACATTAGAGATAGTATCCGCGAGGGTCATGCTTGCTGGGCTTTCGGCTCCATCATATAGAACAATAGAGTTACGCCCAAAGATTACTAGGAAACCATTGTGAGCGGCTAAAGCAACGATTGTATCGTAACCTGTAGGCCAGACTGTCGTAATGTCAATCGACCCCGTAGACCCTCCTGTCCAAGCTGCTCCGTCAAGTAAGTCTGACCAGTAGATTGTAGACTTATCTGCTGTAAAATCTGCTACCCATAATCTACCAAACGCTGCTAGACACTCATTACCCTGTGGAGGTGTTCCTGTTGCGTGTGCATGAGATGACATCTTCTCTACTGTGCCTGCATGATCCGAATACATTAAAGGCTCTTGAGCGCGTTGAAACATATACATGTGATCGTTAAACGATACAAACTTCCAGTTGTTAGCAGAAATGGTATATGAACCAGGAGTGGCATCTACTAGAGTAGTTGTCCCTGTAAAGATTTTGTTATTACCTGCTGATAAAAATGTAATATCACCATCATTAGCTACGAACTCACCCATAGCTTCAATGCCATCAGAGCTACCTAGAACTGAAGTTCCGTTAGTTGAGATCATGCTATAACCTTTTCTGGCGGCTATCCTGCCCTCTTTATCAATGACACAGTTGTCTGCAACAGCAGAAAAGCTAGGCTCTTGCGCGAGAGGTGCGTCTTGGGTGTTAATACCCGCGAAGCCAGGTGCTGTTATTGTAATGCTCTGTAGTTGTTGAGCCATCTATACCACCATGTAGGTTGTTTCTAAGGGGTATCTGTTAGCGTCTACTGCTATTGCATCTGATAACGCAGAAGAAGCTACGGCAAACTGTTCTGCTGCTGACTGACCACCTGTCTCACCTCTTTCGCGAAGAGCCATAGCATAGGCCATCTGTACAACAGGATGATACGGTACTTTAATCTTAGTAGCATCTGCTGTTAATAGGGTCTGTGGCGCAGCTATGTCAAATCTTAATGTATACACAGCGTCAGGCTGTGGATAAACCTTTACCTTTAGATCATCGTTATCATCTACTCCACTGACAATGTAATCAGTAGGAACTGCACTAACAGGAGTTTGATTAAAGTATAGGTTGTCAAAATATGGGACAGTATTCAGCGTCAAAAAACCGTAACCACTACTGCTCATTGCTTGTTTAATAACTGCGCTTTGACCAGAGCCAGTAAGAGAATACTCTGCTTGACCAATTACTGTGGGTACTTCTATGGTGCTGCGTAATGCAGACCAAGTCCATGAGTCTTCTACTAGTTTTTTTGCATCATTTACTAGATCGCCTATCAAACCAGAATACGAAGTTTCTTGCGTAGTAGTTACTTCATCTTCTCTTAATCTGCGGAGGACGTTATTAATTGCTTCTAAATATGTCATCTACCTGCCTCCTGCGGCCTGTAAAAATCGCTCGAACATCCCAACTGGAATGTTATCTAGTTTCGTAAACTTTGGCTCAAACAAAATTGAATCTGCAATAGGTGTTTCATTAATGACTCGGCTAAACAATCCTATCATTCCATCAGCTCCATCAGCTCCATCAGCTCCATCAGCTCCATCAGCTCCGTCTAATCCATCTGTTCCATCTAATCCATCTAATCCATCTAATCCATCTAATCCGTCTAATCCATCAGCATTATCTGTAGTATCTGTAGTATTTGTAGTATCTGTGGTATCTGTAGTATCTGTAGTATTTGTGGTATCTGTAGTATCTGTAGTATCTGTGGTATCTGTGGTATCTGTGGTATCTGTGGTATCTGTGGTATCTGTAAGCACATTATTAATTACATCATTCACTAAACCCCCGCCTGCAACAATAGGGCCAATAATAGAGCCAGTAGCAGGGCCAGTTATATCAAGCAATCCAGATAGGTCAACTGTTGTGTTTGTAGCTACACCACCTGTATCTTCTGCAGCTCCTCCATGCTCTAATTCAAATCCATCTCCCAAGTCTAAAATACTTACAGTTTCTCCTTCTGTAAAAACTTTTCCTTCAGTACCACTAACATCCTCTACAGAAACTGTTTCTCCACCAGGAAGTCTATTGCCATTAATATCAAAAGGAGCGTAAACAAACTTACCTTTTTCGTATATCCATCCATAAGAAGACGCAGATTCAGAATCTGTTGCAGTGCTTGTAGTTGTTACGTCATCAATTATTGAAGAATCGTCTGATAGTGTAGTATCTTCTAGAGAAGAATCTGTTTTTAAAAGCTCGTTATCTAATGAGTCCGTAGAATCAGCAGAAGAATCAGCAGAAGAATCAGCAGAAGAATCGGTAGAAGAATCGGTAGAAGCAGCTTTGTCAGTTTCATCTACAACTGTAATGCGGTCTACAAACCGACCAAGAGAATCTCCCTCTAAACTGTACGGATTAATTGTGCTTTGGTCTACCGCAACACCTGCATCAGAAAACAAATCAGCAACCGCTGCTTGTACAGCTAACTCTTGCTCACTTGTAGGGAAAGCAGTGTCTCCCATAATTTCTTGACGGGCTGCTATAGCTCCAGCAAGAATTTCATTAACGGTATCCTGAGTAACTTCTGTAGTTTCGAAAGCCTGATTAGCAAATGGATAATCTCCTCCTAAAATTGCCCCTCTTTCTTCTGTGCTTGGTAACTGTTGACCGCTAGAGCCGTAGCCATATTTTGCTAAAGTTGAAACTACGTCTTCTTTAGCAAACTCACCACCACTTAGTTGCGGAACAATGTCTGCACTAAATCCAGACCTTTGCAAATAATCCGCAAGAGCTGCTGCTTTTTCGCTTTCGGGCAATTCGGAGCCATATAATAAATCTAGCTGACCTCTAGCCTGGTCAGCCAAGATGCTGGCTACTTCCGATTCAGAGCCTTCAGTGCTTTCTTTGGCAATAGAGTCTAAAAGGTCATCCCAAAGAGCAGAGGCAAGATTAGTTACCTCTGGAGAAGCATCTTTTGTATAACCAGTAGGATTATTAATACTAAAATTACGTTTCCTAATACTCATTATTTTTCTCTCGAAACACCTTTAGTTTTCTCAAAGGTTCTCATTGCGCCTAAACCCAACATGCCCATTAGAACAGGCATCATTTCACTTAGTGCTATTAATGGTATCTCTACACCCGTTTCAAATAACTCAAGAGCCATGTTCACAAACGGTATAATTAAAAAGTTGCCAGCCATGCCCAAAGCGCATATCCAACCAATAGCAGGTCGCCAGCCAGCAACAAACATACTATTATGAGCTGCTTCAATTTTATTAACCTCAATCTGCGCCATAACCTGTTCTTGGGTATGACGTTCGGCCATTGTAGCTATTTCATGAGACAACTTTTCTTTTAAGTTTGTATCAGGAATAACCTTGTCTAGTATGGCACTAACTGGGCCTATTAACGCACTAATCATGCTGCGCCAAGCCCTATCAGAACAATGACAAGGACTACCACTGCTATGCCCACCTGCTTTTCAGTAGCAGTTTGAACCAGATTTCTTACCCACTTACCTATTTTTTTCATAGCATTCTTCCTATTACAGTTGCAGTCGCAACAATGATTATCCAAAAAACCCTCTCTCCAAACACAACAGATGGGGATATATTTTGTAACTTTTCATCCATTGTACTAATTTTAGTTTCAATCAAAGTTTGACGATTAAATATAGTCGTAATCCTTTCCTCTACACGCGCTAAAGAAACAACAGCTTCTTGTAGATCATCTATCTTGCTTTCAATTCTATCGATTCTATTTTCCATTATATTACTACATCCGGTTCACTGTACTGCTTATCGATTTCATACGTGCAAGTAATATTTCTTCCGCCATTTTTCTTAAAAACAATCATCGACATTGTATGGTCTGAGCCGTAACCCTGTCCTGCATGCCACGCATCTGGTGGTGCTAATGTGCCAAACTTCTGGACTGTAACTCCCTCAAACTCCTGTACGCTTGCGTGATGAAAGTGACCAACAAACCATAACCTATGTGTAGTGCTACCCCAGGCGTTTGGCATATCTCTAGGCATGATTTGAGCTAGTTTCGCAGCTTTTATCTTGTCACCATGATGGATACCAAACAACCATTTGCCCCACTGTAAATAATGAAAGAATCCTTTTGATTTTAAAATATTAATTCTTGGCTCGTTAGAATAATAAAACTCTAAAATAAGTTGTACTGCAATAGCGGCATCAGAATCATGATTACCCCTCGCGACAACAACATGAACTGTGCCACACTTATCTAACATTCGATTTATAGAATGGATCATTACATTTGCTGCGGTTCGCATAATCTTTTCAAACCGCGTATCTACATCAACTAACGTGCCCTTTGTAGTAAATGGGCTAGAGCCATCAGAGTGCGTAAAATCACCAACTTGAACTAGCATGCCTGTTTTAGCTTCAGGCATTTTATCTGTTAGGTTATCTACGGCAGCTAAGATTTCTTTTGATGCAATCTTAGAATCAAAATCTCTGTCTCTAGTTTCCGACCCATCAGCTCTCATACCTATGTGAGCATCCCCAATAATAATCGTGGGCATATATAAATCTTTATTATGCTTTTTAGCTTTTGGTTTTTTAGCAACAGGAACCAATGTTGTTTTAATTTCTTCTACAAAAGCTTTTAATGCCTGTTCTCTTTCAGCTTGTAATATACTGCGTTTAGTTTTAAGCCACGCTTTATTGCCTTCATCATCTTCAGTGTAAATTGAGCGGCCAATAACGTGCTCACCTGTAGGTACGTGACGTGTAGCGTCCCAATTTTCGCTAAAACCTGCAGCAGAGGCTCTCGATCTAATGGTGTTGATAATATCCCTAACAGTAGAAGACGTAATTCCTAAATCTCCACTAGCCCGGACAGAATTTCTGTTATGTTTTTCCCAACATTTTAAGACTTCTCGCTGACGATTAGTTTTAGCATAATCAATTAAATTCAAACTACTATCCCCGCGATTGCCATAACAACTATAAATATAATTGAACAAGTACCAATTATGGATACGATGTCAATAATTGCGGCTCTTGATTCTGCTTTTGCTTTAGCCTCTGCAATCCGCAGATTGCGTATTTTAGATCGCTCTTTAAGCATGTCATGCCAAAGATTAGCATTGCCGCTCCAATAAAAGAGGTCTTTTAATTCTTTCTCTAACTGTTGAGCCTTTTTCTTCTGGAGCGTTATCTCTAACGCCTGGCTCTCAACTGATTTGCCGCCAAACAATTTTTCTATTTTGCTCGGGTTAGTAGCTTTTTGTTCAAGCACACTAACCGTTTCACGAGCATCCCAGAACTTACTCAAAGCTCTGGTCATGTCACCCAATTCTTTGCCCTCGTTTACCGCCGTCTTCATAAAACGGTAGGCTGAAGAGCACATCTGTACTGCCGCTATAATCTCTGCCGCCATATTAGTAAATCCTTATCCCATCTTGCTTTGGGTCTACTAAAAGCGGCTTACAGTAAGCTGAGATCGGACTAGATGTGCTAGGTGTTGTACGTCTTTGCAGTCTGTTTGCA